CCCCTGTTCCAGGGCGTGCCCATGCGAAAGTCCGCCACCGAGCTGGGGGTGGCGCCGCTGCTCCTGGACGAGACGGAGGAGGCCAAGGCGCGGAAGCTGGCCAAGGCGGACCAAGCCATGCCGCCGTCCACTGTGCGCTGGATCGCCCAGCCGGTCAGCTTCGCCAAGCTGAAGAGCTACCAGAACCCGTTCCACACCCGCGCCATCCGCCTCAAGGCCCGCATGACCGCCGGTCTGGGCTTCGTGGAAGACCCGGAGCGCGGGGAGCTGGCCCTGCCCAAGTCGGGCCGCGGCGACACGTTCAAGTCCCAGCTGCAGCTGGCCGCCCTGGACACCGAGCACACGGGGAACGGCTACCTGGAGATCATCACGGCCGCGGGCGGGCGCATCGCCTCCGTGACCTGGCTCCCGGCGGAGACGATGGAGATCAGCGCCGACCAGGCCTGGTACCGACACACGGCCTCCGACCCTGGCAGCGCGAACAAGCGGGTGGCCTACTACCCGGCCTGGCCGCGGGACGGCGCCCCCAAGCCCGGGACGCGCTACTGCCTGCACGTCTACCAGGACGGCACCTGGAGCACGTGGTACGGAGAGCCGGACTGGCTGGGGTGCCTGCCGGACGTAATGCTGTTCGACAGCGCGATGGCCTACAACCGGGCCATGTTCGACAACAACTGCATTCCCACTTGGCTCATCATGCTCGTGGGCGCCAAGCTGTCCGACGAGAAGCCCGAGGATCCCAACAACGCCGGGCACTACCTGCCCAGCCAGCGCGAGGAATTCGTCTCCTGGCTGCAGCAGACCTACGGCGGCGCGCAGAACAACGGCAAGGCCATGCTGCTGGACGGCTTCGAGGTGGCGGGCGGCGACAAGAGCCAGGTGGTCTTCCAGAAGCTGCAGGACGGCCCCAAGGACGGCGATTTCCTGAAACTCTTGGACACCTGCCGGGACCACATCCTCTCCTGCCACGGCGTCCCCCCGCGCCTGGCCGGGGTGGTCACGTCGGGCAGCCTGGGCGGCTCCGGTGAGATGTTCGGCCAGCTGCTGGCCTTCCAGGAGGACATCCGGCCCAAGCGGGAGACCTGGGATGCGGCCCTGGCCATGCTGCAGCCCTACCTGGGCGTGGCGAGCCTGACCATGAAGCCGCTGGACATCGAGCCCTGGCGCGAGGTCAGCCAGCAGGCCCCGCCCGTCGTCCCGGCAAAAAATGCCCAGGAGATCCTGCGCCAGGCCGAGGCCATGCTGCAGCGGGGCCGGGCGTGATCCCCTTCAAGGTTGCCCTCGCCCACGCCGGCGCCGGGGCGGGGACGGCCGGGGTGCTGAAGGCGCGGGACCCCTACTTCGACCGCCTGGCCGCCGAGATCACCGGGGCGATCACCGCCGCGCAAGGGGACATCTTCGCCAACCACGTGCAGGATCTGCTGGCGTCGCTGGAGCTTGGCGAGGCCGGTTTCTCCCGGGCCGTGGCCATCCTGTGCAACGACTTCCGCGACGAGCTGGGGCCCGCCGTGACCGAGGACGTGCTGGACCGCGTGCTCCTGGCCTACACCCGCGGGACGGTGGACATGATTGGCACGACGCGCTGGGAGCTGAACCTCGCCGATGAGCGGGCCCTGTCGTGGATGGGCCGCGACGTGCCGTACTGGATCGGTGAGTATTGGTCGCCGCAGCTGGCCGGTGAGATCAGCCAGACGCTGGCCCCGGCGTTCAGCGAGGGCCTTGACGCCCGGACGCTGGCCGCCCGGATGCGCGAGGTCTTGGGGGATCGGTTCAATCGATCGGACGCCTACTGGCGCGGGTTCGCCACCAACGTGACCACACGCTCGCGGAACTTCGGCGTGACCGAGGGAGCGGTTCGTGCCGGGTTCAGCGTCGGGACGGTCAACGCCATCCTGGACAACGTGACCTCGGACTTCTGCCGGTCCGCCGACGGGAAGCGCGTGCTGGTGTCGGACATGGCCGCGCTGCGTGACGGGATCGTGAACGCCGCGGACCCGGAGGTGATCCGCACGCTGGCGCCGTGGCCACGGTCGGAAGAGGTGGACGGCATCATGCAGCAGGCCGAGGCGCTGGGGTCACTCCCGCAGCAGTTCAGTCTCCCACCGTACCACTTCCATTGCCGGACGGTCATCGTCTTCGAGTAGCTCACCGGATCACCGTCGCCCGCACCATCCCGGCGTCTGCCAGGCGTGGCGCGATCACACCCATTTTCACTGCGTCTGCCTTGTCCGGGCTTCTGCCCAGCCGCCGCTTGAAGTCCACCTTCCGCTCCACCTCGACCTTCTTCTGCCCAGGGTCCACGCGGTACCGGCGCATGGACAGCTCCTCGGCAAGCTGGGCATCCTCGGGCAGCGCGCCCTTCCCGGCGGCGAGGCCAACCCGAACCTCCCACATGGACTGGTCGCCCAGGTTGCGGAAGGACAGCCCGTCCCGGTCGCGGACCTGGCCAGCGCCGTCCTTGAACCGCACCACCTTCAGCCCGCGCCTAGAGAGGAAGGTTGCCACGCCGGAGCCGATGCCGTTGGCGTCCACGATCACCCGGTCCCGCGTGCCCCCGGTCAGCCAGGCCCGCTCCACCGCCTCGGCGACCACAACCTCGTCCTGCTTCTGCAGGCCCAGCACCGCCTCCACGTCCCAGCGGCCATCCTTGGCGTGGCGAACACGGACGATCTGGCTACTGTCGTCGCCCTCATAGGCCACGTCCACGGCCAGCCAGGACTGCGAGACCTCGTGTGCCTCCAACGGGTCAGCGTCCATCCCAGCCCGCACCCAAGCGTAGGAGATGAGGGCCTGGGGATCGTCCGGCGCTTCCCACTTGCCCTCCAGGTAGCGGGCGATCTGGGACGGGGGCAGGAAGGCCCGCATGTCTCGCAGGTACTGCTCCGACAGCTCCGGGTTGTCGCTGGGCAGGGCAGGCGTGAAGGACATGCCCGCGGGCAGCGTCCCGGCCACCCAGCGGTCGTAGAACGTGGACTTGACCCAGCCGATCTCGGGGTTGGTCGTGAGGGCCAGGCCACCCGGCGGGCGGGTGCCGTTCGGCAGCACCCAGCGATCCTTGCGCTGGATGGCCGTGAAGAACACCTCCTCCGCCAGCTGGGACGCCTCCTCCAGGTAGATCATGGCCGCCTCGAAGGACTTCAGGTCTTCGAGCAGCGGGTCCTTGGAGATGTCCGCGCCGAGGAATATCGCCTCCGAGCCGTTGTGCAAGGTGACAGTCAGCTCCTGGGCGTTGATGGACCGAATCAGCTCCCGGGGCAGGAGCCGCAGGAAGGTGCGCCAGGTGGTCCGCTTGATGGCCGTGCGGGTCTTGCGGATGTAGGCGATGCGGGTGCCAGGGAAGCGGCACATGAGGGAGATCCCCTCGCCGCAGACCGCGTAGGTCTTGCCGCCGCCCATCGCCCCGCCGTAGAGGCGGATGCTGTTGACGGTCAGCAGGGCGTGGAAGCTGCCCTGGGTCGGGTTCGGGGCGTAGGGCAGACGCACCGCGCGCCGGGTTGCGCCTGCGCCAGTGAGCAGGTGGGACGGGATCAGCCCGGCCACGGGCGGTGCGTCAAGCGGTGGCAAGCGCGTCCTCGACCTTGGGCGCCTCCTGGGCCTGCCCGCTGCCGGTGCCCTGGTCCGCCTTGGCCATCGCATCGGCCAACTTCAGCGGGTCGAATGGGAACGCTCCGCGCTCTTCCGCCGGCTTCTCCTCCCACTCCTGAATCCGCTGGTGGATGAAGGCCAGGGCCCGGTAGTGGATGTTGACCCGCAGTTCGCGGATGGTGACGATCTGCCGCAGGGCCTCCGCCGCCGTCTGGGCTTCGACCTCCCGGCGCTGGGCTTCCAATACCTTGTCCCATTGGCCCTTCTTGGCCCAGACCGCAACAGTCTGCTTGGGGGCCCCGACAACAGCCCCCGCCTTGACACAGTTGCCGCCCGTCTCAAGGTAGACACGGAGAACGCTTCCGATCTGCGCTTCCGTGTATTTAAGGGAACTCCTGTTTGCCATTCTGGACACTCCTGGGCAACTATTGCCTACTTGCGGTCGTCCACTCGCTCCGTCGAGGTGAACAGGCGCCCGCAGTCCCGGCACTTGTGGACCCGTTGCCGCTCCCGGCCCGATGGGGTGGCCTCGGAGCGCACCACCCGCGATGG